GTATATGTGCAGTATTTTAATTGGTATGACACATCTTTCTTAGGAGAAGTTAAACGTTTCTTCAAAAGATTAAAAAATAAACTTTTGTTAAAAGATGTTTATACATATACAGAAAAAGATTCTTATGACCTTAATGAGAGTATTATATTAGTAGATGAATTAGAAAAAGGATTGGGTTTAAGATAATGTTATTAGTAAAACAGAAATGGCAGGATGAGTTAATCCATACAATAGGATTACTTACTATGAAAGAAGATAGGGTGGTTAACAAAATAGTGTATCACCCTTTAGAATTTGCTAAAGCTAAGATGATGAATGATGATGACGAACGACCTATACGCATTAGGTATTTTGGTGTGTTTGTACTAAAATCTAAACGATCTAAGGAACGTACAAGGAAGTTCTCTTATATCTATAAAAACTATGAAATGTTTAAAGATATCATAGCCGCATATGGGTATGATGTAAGTGATGTTGAAAAATATCATGATATACTAAAACAACACTTCACTAAAAAGAAGATAAGATTCGTAGATGAAATCTATGAGAAAGGCTTAGTTTTAAAACAATGTATGTAGGGGAATGTAACTTCCCCTATTTTTTTGTTGTATATGTAACATGAAACTGTTGTTTATTAATAAGTATAAAAAATATTTAATTAACAAGATTGGTGTATATTGTATATTAAACAATATTAATGGAGATTGCTATATTGGGTCTTCTATTAATTTATATAAGAGATTAAATCAACATAAAAATGCACTATGTAAAGGTTATCATGAAAATCAAATTCTACTTAGATCTATTTCTAAGTATGGAATTGATAATTTTTCATTCAAAATTTTAAACTACATATTTATAATAGATAAAGAATTGCTATCTACAAAAGAGCAATATTATATAGATACATTAAATCCTAAATATAATATACTTAGAGAAGCTTATAGAAATTCTTCTTATAAACATACAGATGAATCAAAAGAAAAAATAAGAAGATCTGGTATTGGTAGAATAACAAATAATGTTAGTATTATACAATATGATATATATCATAACATTATAAAAGAATGGAGTAGTATATTATCAGCAAGTAAAGAATTACATATTAATAAGTCAAATATAGGTGTTACTTGTAAGTTTTATACTAACTATTATACAATTAAAAGACCAACAGCTGGTGGATTTATTTGGAAATATAAAGATAAGGAGAATTAGTTATTAAATTATTTGATATACAGCAAGGTAAAGTTGTGATGAATCCAACTATACTATGGGTTCCAGAGTTTAGGACTCTGTGGGATCGTGATAAAAGTAAACATAAGGAACAAGCAGTTAATGAGATTTCATATGTAGTTTTTCTACATGATTTTAGGTCTCCATACTTAGCTTATCCTACAAACGAGCGTGAGACTCGTATAAAAAAAGACTATTTTAAATCTGCTGATTGGCAGCCAGACGATGCAATTAAAGCTGCTATAACTAAATATAAGGAACTACAAACTTCTCCTATATCTAGGTTATTACAATCAGCAATGGATACTTGTGATAAGATGACAGATTATTTTAATGGTATAGACTTTAAGAAGGTAGACCATAATGGTAAACCTATCTATACATTAAAAGAGGTGTCAAGTGTTATGAAAGATATTGGTGATATTGTATCTTCATTAGAGTCCCTAAAAGATAAGGTTGAGCGGGAACATATGGAGCGTGGTTCTATCAGGGGTGGCTCTGGTATTGGAATGTTTGAAAGATAATTATGTTTGAGTTACCATTAAAAAAGACAGTTAATTCTGATAAATTTAGGCAACCTGCTATATTTTTTGAGAAACATGATTGTTATACATTTGCACCACCAGGTACAAGTGAATATATAAATTATTGGACTACAGAGTTAGAGCGTTGCCAATATGGTTTTACAGCAGAAGACGGCGATTGGATATCAGGTTATTTCTATTTTTATCTTAACTATACAAGGATTATTGTTGTTAAGGAAGTTATTATAGAACTATCTGCTGGCAACAAGAAAAAGAAACGTGAACGCGTAGAATCCTTTCCTTGGTTTTGGGACTACGATAGAGCATATTATGATGCGGTTGAGTTAGCAGAAACCAATGGGCGACATTTAGCGGTTATTAAAGCTAGGGGTAAAGGCTATTCTTTTAAAGGGGCATCAATGTTAGTAAGGAACTATTATATGTTTAGGGAATCTGTATCATATGCTGTGGCAGGTGAAACAGAATTCTTAACAAAGGACGGGGTGTTATCAAAGGCCTGGGACATGATGGACTTTATAGATAACAATACTGGTTGGTATAAACATAGACAGGTCAAGAATAGTTCTATACATAGGCGTGCTTCTTTCATAGAAAATATAAATGGTGTACCAATTGAACAAGGTTACAAGTCAGAAATTATAGGTATATCGTTAAAGAATGATCCTCAGAAAGCTAGGGGTAAACGTGGTAAGTTAATACTATTTGAGGAAGCTGGTAAGTTTCCACATCTAAAGACAGCATGGCAGGTAGCTAGGCCATCTGTTGAACATGATGGTGAAGCGTTTGGCCTCATGATTGCTTATGGTACTGGTGGTACTCAAGAAGCGGATTATACAGGATTAAAGGACTTATTCTACGAACCAGAGGCCTACAACTGCTTACCTATAAGGAATGTTTGGGACGATGGGGAACGTGATTCTGCATGTGGTTTTTTTATACCACAGTCAGCTAACATAGAGAAATTTATGGACGCTGATGGCAATACAGACTTTGATCAATCAACACAGTTTATATTAACAGAACGCGAGAAGGTTATATCAAATGCATCAGACCGTACAGCTATAGACAGGCACATATGTGAACAGCCATTAACTCCTGCTGAAGCTACTCTTAACATAAGTACTAATATGTTTCCTAAGAAGGATCTTATTAGGCATTTAGCTACTATAAGAAATTCGGAGTCTCTTAAGGGACTTAAGCAAGTAGGGTCGTTATATTTTGATGCTACAGGCATTGTAAAGTTTGAACAGAATCCTAAGTTAAAAGATTTAACAAAATACAAAATACAAGCAGGTGAAAGCAAAGAAGGTGCAATTGTTATATGGGAACATCCTGTGGATAACCCTCCATGGGGATTATATATTGCAGGTTGTTTACTACCTGGAGAAAAGGTTATTACAAACGAAGGATTACTTAATGTGGAAGATGTTAACTACACTAATAGACTTGTTGATAAAGACGGAGATCTAGTTAATATTAAAGCGTTACTTAAATATGATAAAGAAAACGAAGATACCTATACTCTTAAAACATCTAATACTTATAGAACAACTACATTTACTAAAGAACATCCAATATACGTTTCAGATCATTTTTTAAATAAACAGAATCTTGTAAAAGAAGATCTGTTTAAATTTGATTTTAAGAAAGTATCAGAAGTTAAAGTTGGAGATTGGATTAAATATCCAAACACTTATTTAGACGATTCTGGATGGAAAGAAGAATGTGATAATTACACTTTTAGAGAGAATTATTGGTGGTTTACTGGCTTGTGGTTAGGTGATGGATGGTGTTCAAAAAATAGGATATATGTCTGTTTTGATAAAACAAATACAACTCAAATTGAAAGATTAAGATGGTTTATTAAAACATATTATGAAAAAGATATTACAACAAGAGAAAGAAATGGTTCTATTGAATGTTCATTTTCTTGCGATAGATTGATAAAAGATCTTAATAAATTTGGTAGATATGCATCAGGTAAAATTATTCCAGAGCATATTAAATATGAAGAAGATGAGATAAAAAAGAATTTATTATTAGGGTTTTTAGATTCAGATGGTTGTGTATACAAAGACAAGAGAGGATATATATCCTTAGAATATGTTGGTATGAATTTAAAACTTTTAGAAGATTTTCAGGATATTGCATTTTCATTAGGTCTTGTTGGTAATTTATCTAAATTAAGAAATGAAGGAGAATATAACATAGAAGGTAGAATTGGCAAACAACAAAAGGCATACCATCTAAGATTTGGTCATACTGATTCTATTAAATTTGCAAATATGTGTAAATTTGATGAAAGAAGTAAGTTGGTAAAAATAGATAAAGATAATATAAAACAAGTTAGAAGAAGACCAAAATCTGGTTGCTTTTTAAGCGAAGATAATAAGTATATATACTTTCAAATAAAGGATATTATTAAAGGAAGTTATACGGGTGTTGTTTATAATTTTGAAACAGAAACACATAGTTTTTGTACTCATCATATATCTACACACAACTGTGACCCTTATGATCATGATACATCTGTTACAGATTCTTTAGGTTCTGTGTTTATATATAAAAGGTTGCAAGCATTT